TATGTTGGTGAGATTGATGTAACATCAGACGCTGGACAAGTTATTATGAATCAGGCATTTCAAGCAACAGTTGTGCAGACACCAGACAGTAGACCTATGAAACCTGTAACACTAGACATAGATGAAAATTTAATTGGTAACTTATTAATTATATCTAAACCAAGAGAGATAGAGGAACAACAAAATAAAGAAAGACTTGCTGTAATTGCTAATGCATTAGATTTAGATTTTTTAGAGTTTGAAGAATTAAATGTAGATTACTTAGAAGATGAAACTGAAAATTGGGCAACAGGATTAGATATAGATTTTTTAGAACAAAATTTCTTGGCAGATATTCTTGAACAAATTAATAAACAACTTGCCTTACAAATGAGAAATGAATTTGATAAAGAAAAAACAAAAACAGATGTCAGATTAGGTAAAGACCCTGAGACAGGCATTATATTATTAGATGAAGACCCAGATTGGCTTTGGAGTAGAGAAGACGCCGCTGGAAATAAAATAGAACTAAGACTAAACAAAGAACATGGTTATGTCCTAAATATAACACAACAGGATTTTGAAGTCATAGATTACGAAATAGGGGGACCTGAAAATGAAATCACAATATACCAAGCTCAGTAGTTTATTGATGTTATTAATGTTGTTAACTTTATTTGTTTCTCTAAAATCTTTTGCAAATGATGTGACTGTTACAATTACTACAACAGATGGTGGCACTTTTAATGCTGAACAAGATGGTGAAGATAATAATATTGATTTTGACATACAAAGCATGGATGAGTTTTCTATCAATCTAGACCAGACTGGTAATGATAATAATATTAATATAGATGTTGATGGTAGAACTAGTGTCGGTTCTTCAATGACTATCAATCAGACAGGTAATAATAAAAGTTATACAGGGAATCTTTATTGCGGCCATTCATCTTGTTCATTAACAGTTAATCAATGAAAAAATTTTTAACTCATTGGACATTTTCGTTCATAACTCTTATCGCTTTAACTTTTATTGGTTTACAAGAACCTTATGTTAAAGAAATATTAAAACTAAAATCATTTGATATTCTCATACAACAAGAAGAAAAACAAGTATCACAAGACATTGGTATTATCACAATTGATGAAGAGGCGATTGAAAAGTATGGACAATGGCCATGGTCAAGAGATGTTCTTGCAAAAATTATTAACGATTTAAGGAGAGATGGGGTAGGTGTCATTATGATACCTATACTATTTTCAGAGGAAGATAGATTAGGTGGTGATGATATTCTTGCAAACACACTTATAGACAATGGTGTTGTAATCGCACAAGTAGGCACATCTCAAATCAATAAAAACTCTGTGCCAAGAGGAGTTGCAAAAATAGGAAATCCATTACCATATCTTTTTGAGTGGGATGGTATGTTAGGCCCTATATCAAAGTTAGGACAAAATGCAAATGGTGTTGGTGTAATTAACACAGCGCCAGAGATAGATGGTGTTGTAAGAAGAATACCATTGATTATGAGAATAGGTGAAGAAACTTATCCTACTATGGCAGTAGAAGTAATTAGAGTTGCATATGGAGCTCCAAGTTATCAAGTTAAGTCTGGTGATGGTGGAGTTCAAGCAATAAGAGTGCCAGGTTTTCCAATTATTAATACAGACCCAAACGCTAGAATATGGTTGAGATGGAATAAAACTTTTGAAACCATATCAGCGTCATCAAATGATTTTTCAAAGTTTGCAAATAGACCTGTAATCATAGGAACAACTGCTGAGGGTTTAGGTGGTATCATAGGAACACCAGTCGGTGAACAATATGATTACATGTTATCTGCCTCTACATTACAAACTATGATAGATGGTAAACAAATTAATCGTTATGATGTAAGTTCATTTTTAGAATTAATTTTATCTTTCATTCTAGGTATTGTAGTTATACTGATTGCAAGATTTACACCTTATTGGTTTGTTGGTTTAAGTGTATTATCACTTTATGGCATAAGTGTTTATGGTTCTTATTATCTGTTTAACACACATTTAATATTATCAGATGTCAGTTGGATAATTATTGTAATTACCATAGTTGGTATGCATAGTATCTTTAATAGATTTATTTTAGAGTTTAAATTAAAACAACAAATAAGAAAACAATTTGAAACATATCTAGACCCAAGACAAGTTGCCGTATTACAGAAAGACCCAAGTAAATTAAAATTAGGTGGTGAAAGAAAAGAGATGAGTTTTCTGTTCATGGATATTGTAGGATTTACGCCGATATCAGAATACTATAAAAACAAAGATGACCCAGAGGGATTAGTTGAAGTTATCAATGACTATTTAAATCGTATGACTAAAATTGTTTTAGACAATGGTGGAACAGTTGATAAGTATATGGGTGATTGTATTATGGCATTTTGGAATGCACCACTTGATTGTGAAAACCATGCCGAGATGGCAGTCAAGACATCTATCGAATGTGCAAAAGAAACAGAGAGACTAAAAGAAGATTTTAAAAAAAGAGGATTGCCTGATATTAACATAGGGTCAGGCGTTAATACAGGCACATGTATAGTTGGAAACATGGGTAGTGATACAAGATTCGATTACTCAGTCATAGGAGACGCCGTTAATCTGGCGGCAAGGTTAGAGGCCGCTACTAGAAATTACAAAGACAAAGATGGTCGTGTGCTATCCACATTGTATTCATCCTACACTATGGAAAAACTCAAAGATATAGAATCAGTTGAGATTGATAAAATCAAGGTCAAAGGAAAAGAAGAACTTATCACAATCTACACGCCTAAATGAGAATCATTCTCATTTGAACCCCTAAAAATAACACTTGACAATACTTGCACAGGCTGGTATAGTATACACAATGAGTAAAAAAAGGTCGAAAATAGTTAAATTAGGGGTTGACAATCCTTGTTTGGGCTGTTATAATGGCCACATATAATGAAAAAGAGAGAAAATATGAGAAAAGTCACCCCTAAATTTAATGAATTGAAAGTAGATATGAACTATAAGACAGGTAGTAAATCAGAGAATAACTGTCGAATAGTGACTGCTGGAAGTGAGTTGGACTTAATGTATCAACAGTGTTATGAGGATTACATGAAAGTTCAGAAGTGGAAAGAGAAAACAGAAAAGGATTTAGAGAGAGAGTGGTCAATACATTACTGCTAAGAATTTAACAACAAAGAGGTAAATTATGAAAGAGAGTATACGAAAAGAAATTATGAGCATGGATTTATCAGAGTTGAATGGTCTGATAGATTTTATTCGTGATGTGCAAAATATGAATGCTAAGTCTTCATTGATAGAGGGAGCACAAGTGTATGTAGTTCAAAAGACAAAACGAGAGTTAGGTACGCTTCTAAAAATCAAAAGAACAAGATGTACTGTTGACATAGGTGGTCGTAGATATTCTGTACCAATGTCAATGTTGGAGGCAGCATAGTGATAGAAGTATTACAAGAGATTACTGACTGGGGTGATGAAAAAGTCAGTAATCACACTTACATAGTAAAAAATAAAACTTCTCTTGTTGGTTACATACCAAAAGGTTCTAAAAAGATAATAGAGTTTAAGAAACCATTATCATTTAGTAAATCAAGAAGAAAATTTATTGGGAAAAAATACCATTGTTTATCGGAAAAATTTATTGAACATGGGGGTTTTAAAATATGAGGAAAAAATATTTAGCAAAACCAAGAATGAACAACAGTCGTTTTGATAAAACATTTAAAACGAAAGATGAGGCAGTCACATATTTAGAAAATGAAACTGGACACCAAATGGCTTTTGAAAAGGTTGATGGTGTCAGAATATATGACTGGGAAATAATCGGCAAACTATTGGAGGTATAATATGGGTGCTGTAAAATCACAAATGATGGAAGACGCTGAAAATATTTTGAATGTGCTTGCTCACAAATTAGTGGGTGGTGACATTACAGAAGATGACGCTTTAGAAATCTTATCTAAACAAATGGAGAATCTAGAAATTCTAGGTTTTGAAAATGAGTATGACGCTATGCATGCTGTATACGATTTGACAAGTGCTGATGTAGGAGGTAGGATTTGAAAGGTAGTTCAAGTAAACCAAGACAAAAGTTTCAAGTTCACAATTATGAACAACGAAAACCTTTTAAGAAAAAACCAAAACAAGAAAAAACAAGTGGTTTAGGTGTTGTAGTTCATAATGATGATATCAACAAAGCACTTAGAATATTTAAAAAGAAAATTCTAAAAGCAGGTTTGTTAAATGAAGTTCATGAAAGACAGTTCTTCATTAAGAAAAGTGAAAAGAAAAGGTTGGCAAAAGCTGCTGGTCGACAAAGATGGTTGAGAAAACTAAAAGAGACGGCAGGACAACATCAATATAAAAATAGTTACAGAAAAAAAATAGGAAGGTAGATTATGGATGTAAAATTATTACGCCTTACAACAGGTGAGGATGTCGTTGCAGAGTTGGTATATGCTGACCCCTCGATAACAACAATCAAAAAACCATTTGTATTAATACCGATGGCACAAAACCCAGGCTCTAATGCTGAGACTAAATTATACTTCTCACCATTTATACCATTTGCAGAGAATGAAGAAATGAGTATTAAAGAAGAAAATATAATTACAGTAAATGACCCTAAATCAGAGATTAAAGATAATTATTTACAATATGTTGGAGCGATAGTTCCAGTTGAAAAAAAGGTGATAACATGAT